TGCATCATGTCCCGAACAACTCAAGCGCATCCCACTCATCTCCGAAAAGGGTGGAGCCTGTGCGGTATGCCGTCTATGTATAGACGGTAAGTCCGACATTCGATTCAGCATCTCAAAGAGATAGGAGTAAACATGGAACCATCATTCATGATAGCGCAGGTAGAAACCACGCTAACTAATTACGTTGAACACCATCGTCGTCCAGGTATGCAAGACCTTGCTATCTGGCAGGCACTCGAACCACTGTACTTGCGACCAGATGAATACGACATCGTCGTAACATCAACTCGTGAAGAAGCCTTTGACCGAATAGTCAAGGACAACTGGTTCGTAGATATGGGCGACCACTTCTTTGGTATCGACTACGAAACCACAGATGAACTAGTCCTCAAATATCTCATCGACAATCAACTCGCTGCTCGTGTAGACGACGACGCAGACGAATCTTGATAGCACATCAAAGATGTGCTTATTTATATGGAGCAAGACAAACCCTAACCGAAAGGAGCAACACCAAATGGATACACCAATCACAGCAACAATCACGGACTACTCACCAACAGTGGCAGTCCATGACATCAAGGAACAAATCTCCACACTCGAAGCACAAATCAACACGCTTCGTGACACACTAACAAGAGAACGTGCAAAAGTTCGTGACTTGTACACAAACATCAACGATGAGATTCAATCCAATGAATTGGATGAAGACTCAACACTAACTTATCGTGAACTCAGCGACCACCTATCAGCAGTGTTCGGTAATGAACTTACATTCCTTACGGAATATGAAGCAGACATTGAGTTCACTGTACGTGTCGTCGCTAAGTTCAAGGCTGCAGACTCAAGCGCAGCACGTGAGATAGCAAATTCGATTGAACTCAACGCCGACAGCGACACCGTTTCATGGAGCGGTGATGGCGATGATGAGATAACCGAAGTATGGGTGGATTCAACACGAGTACGCTCAGTAAACGAACAGTAAAGGAGTACAGATGACAGACACAATCCTATCCACGCCAAAGCGTGGTGACCTTTGCGCCAACGGCGCAACCATTCTCGACATAAAGAAAACCATAGGCGATGGATGGATAGTCCTTTGCCTATACCCACAGTCCCAGTACCACCCATTCGTAACATGGTGGGCGTACTGGTCACAGTCAGGCGAGCTAGCCTGCAGCATGGGTCATTACCATGACCAACTCTCCCAGGCGATTGTTGACTTTGACAAACGTTCGTGAGAGAATCTCTCCCAACCAACCAACTAACGAAAGGAAACACATGACAACAACACGCAGAATGTCAGCATCAATTGCTGGCTCAGCAGTAACTGCTACCTCCGCACAAGATGCAGCACAACAGGCTGGTCTAGACTGGCACGTATCACTCGCAGAACTTGAGGCTATCTCAGTCAGCGACAATGGAGTCAGTAGACTCGCAGTTCCATCCACGTTCGGTACTGTCCGTACCAACAAGGATGGTAGCCAATCTGTACTAGGTACAGTCGGCACACGTTACAAGGTATTCCAAAATGGAGAGATGTTCTCCGCACTGGATGCACTAGTTGATTCAGGTGAAGCACGATATGCAAACGCAGGTGAACTGCGAGATGGTGCTCAAGTCTGGATGCTCTTGGAGTTACCAAGAGAAGTCAAGATTGCAGGTGACCCACACGCTGCATATCTACTAGCTCGTACATCACACGATGGGTCTTGCTCACTGGGTGTAACCCCACTAGTGAACAGACTCTTCTGCTCGAATCAAATCAGTGGCATCTTCCGTAAGGATTGCAAGTATTCCTTGCACCACACAACCAATGCCAAACTGCAGGTTGAACAGATGAGAACCATGCTCAACGTAATCTACACTGGCATCGAACGATACGAACTTATCGCAGATAAGTTACTCAATGTATCGGTGTCAGATACACAAGTGGAAGACATCTTCAAGAAGATGTGGACACTACCATCGCTGGTCGAGAAGACACCATACTTCAAACTCAGCACTGGTGAACGACGCACATACAATCGTGTAACCGATGCTCGGAACACAGCGTTCCAAATCTACAAGAACAGCAGTACGCAAGATAACATCCGCGACACTGCGTTCGGTGCGTTCCAAGCAATCGTCGAGTATCTCGACTGGAACTCACACAAGTCAGAGGCTACCCGTGCAGAACGTGTAATCGCTGGTAAGTATGACCGACTCAAGAGCAAAGCTCTTGACCTAGTAACACAGGAGGTTGCATGACAAATCCACTACAGAAATATGTAGACAGGTTAGACCAGCAGTATGTGCAACCGCCACTCACTCCACGGGTGGCGCAGTACATACTCAAAGCGCTTGATTACCTACACATATACTCCAAGGAACGCAATGCTCCTGCTCTTATAGAGCAACCATTGCATGACGAAACGGAGGCTATGATTACTGATGTAATCATTTATGCACCAGAGGAGAATGATGGGCAAACTAAAGAATAAAGATACGCTCGAAGTAAAAGCCTCCCGACTGAAGATTGTTCCAGTCGGGGGGTGGACTTGGTACTGTGGGTATCACGATTCCTACGGACTAGGTGACGATGAAGATGAAGTCCTCTTCATGTCTGGTGCTCACATGCATTACCATATGATAGACGGCGATGTGTGCGAGCTTTACTATAAAGAACACACAGAAAGGAAAGAAGCGTGATAATCCTAAACAGCGTCATTCTTATCTGCAGTTATTGCAATGCAGAAATTGAACGACGAACAGAACAAGAAGCACGTGAAGCGTTGGCTCAGCACCAACGATACGTGCAGTGCATGAAGGAATACTGATGGCACGACCACGTCCGACGGAAATCAAGTTGGTTGCAAACCTGCTTGACCCTGACAACACTAACTCCGAAAGCGCTGCGGAACTAGCAGTAGAAATCATTGAGGCTCTTGATGAATCAAGATTCAAACGTGAGTCCTACATACTCGTAGCGCAACTAGCACGTTGGGCTCCAGTCCAGGCGTGGGGTGAGTTCAGTACTAAACTACAAGTCGAGAAGTTCATGAAGAACTTATCGGCAGTAGATGCAGATGGTGGACGAGCAGTCATTGTTCACCTAGAACAACCAGAGAAACTACTCGAACGGATTGGAGCAAAGTAATGTGGACAATTGTTTACATCGCCATCACTGCGTATGTCGCTTATCGTATCGGCAAACGTAAGGGTGAGCAGGAGATGTATCAGTTATGCAAGAACGCTGACCAAGTTCAGCGTGAGTTCTTCTCACGCATCAGCTTGAACTAGCATCAGAAGGGGCGGGGGCTTGTGCCTCCGCCTCTTTTTCTTTACGCGCCTGAGCCTGCATACTGTTTAACATCGTAGCCCAATACAATTTATAGAACTCTTCATCGAATGCGAATCTCTTCATGTGCTTTACTGTTGCACCAGTATGTGCATGAAGTGGAATGCCAGCCTCTTTCATCTTCATAAAGAACTGGATGTCCTCACCAATGAACGTATCCTTATCAGAGTTAGCATCATCCATCGACTCAATAAAGAATGAGATGTCACCATGAAACTCCCGCATCTTGTCAGCCACTGACCTATGCATCAGAAGGAATCCAAACCCAGCGTAATCAACCTTCAACAACTGGTTGAATGGCAAAGGATGAACGTAAGACATTAGGTACTTGTCACCTTCATGTGCCATAAAGATGGCAGGGTATGGCTGCATGATTGAACTCTCCATCTGCTTGGAGATAAAGTAAGTTCCGCTAACAATAGGTCGTTCAACCTTGTGAGCAGACTTCCATACCAACTGTAAAGCTTCGTTCGTAAGAACGATGTCGCTATCTACCCAGAGTAACCAATCAAAGTTAGTCTTCTTGTGCCATACATCGAATGCTGTCTGGCGCTGTCTACCTATCTGATTACCTTGCACACGTTGTGCGCTAGTAATAGGTAGCCCAGCAGTTAACAGCGTGTACACCACGCCTTCCATAAACTTGCCATCGACTGTTCCATTGTCACACCAACAGACCATAATCTGGTCATTAGGTTCGCTGGTAACAGCTCGCTTCGCAGGGTTGCCTGACTTACCCATTGTGATTTCCTCCCCATCCAGTTCCCTTGAACTGTATACCTGGTGCTGTCCACACACGTGTCATCGTTCGATGACACTGGTCGCAGTCAGGACCAACTTCAAAATGTATATTAAATTCTTTTTTGAATGAGCATTCTCTACATTCGTATTCGTATGTAGGCATTAGCCTTTCTTCTTTTTCTTTCGTGTAACCGCAGCGTTGTCAATAAGGTTTGGATATGGACGACCATTAGCTTTAGCACGAGCACGTGCTTCAGCTTTCTGTTCAGGTGTCAATGGGGTTGACTTCTTCTTAGGGTTCTCTGTTTTCCAAAATGGTTTCTTCATTAGTATGGTGTAGCCCCTCCGAGATATTCAGTTATATCTCTTAGTCCCTTGTTAATAATCTGCTCCACTCTTTGTGGAGAGATGTCCCACTCTTTTGCAATCTCAGCAAGCGGTGCATCGGTTGCATATTTAGTTTTTAATATTGAATGTGTTCGTAGGTCAAGCTTCTTCATTGCCCTGTCTACATCAGCAAGCATAGCCAATAGGTTGTTACCTTCACTAGCTTGACGTTTAGCTTTTACGCCATGAATATCTGGGTCCATTACTTGGTTAGATAGGTGAGCATCATCAGAGCCAAGCACCTTGATGAGAGTTTCAATCATAGCCAGGCGATAGAAGTACTCATCGCCTAACTCATAGCCAAGCGCACGAGCTTTCTCCTTGCGAGCGTATCGCTCGCCAGCCCTACGAATAAACGTAGAGAATGCTTTGTATCCTTGCCTAAGTTCAGCCTCGTCCTCGCGCATTAAGTACTCGGACACTTTATCTTTACGCTTCCAAGCGTATTCATTCATGGCTTGTCTAACATCTTCAAGCTCAACAAATCTATGGTATCTCTTTGAGATACCCCACGCTATGTTACTTGTTATCTCATTAATGATTCCCCAAATCTCATGGTCTTTAGTTAATTCATTCACGTGATTTCACCAAGTATTCAACAGACTTAAGCATCAATGAGATGTCATCACCAAGTAAACCAAGAGCACGATTGTGACTAGAACAAAGCAAACCACGCACCTTGCCAGTTGTATGGTCGTGGTCTATATCAAGAGCTCGCTTGCCTTCTGGTTTCTTACCGCAGATGTAGCATCCACCGTTTTGTTCCTCAAGCATTTGTTCGTAATCTTCCACGCTAATTCCGTACATACGGATGCGGGAGATACGTTGCTCTTCGTAAGTTTTATTTCTGTTTCTCGGCATACTTAGCCCATACCCCACGCTGTACCATTAATGCGATGATTGCATAGTTAGCTAAGTCAACAAACGAATCTTCAAGAGATTCGTTATTAGGTTTAACCTGTTTATATATTAGGTTCTTTAACCGCTCCAACTTATCTGACATGCGTACCATCAGCCCATTGGTTGCGCCACCTGGCGCATGCCAGATGTTGTATGGACCATAGTCAATTTGTTTCTTAACTAGGATTGCCAACAGTTCATCATAGATTTTTTGTGCATCTTCTTCGAACTGTAGGATGGTTGTATCTTCAGACAACGGAGCCCCTTCTATTCATCCAGTGCGTTAATCAACTTAGTTAACGCTTGAGCTCCTTGACTTACAATTATACTATTGACATCACTGTCAGGTGGTAGCGACACGCGGACAGCTTGAGGTATAGCATCGCTTAATCTACGGGCAAGTTCTTGCCCTGGGTTAGACCCATCATCTTTAACATCATTATCCGTCGCTATAATAACGCGCCCAATCCCGTCAAAACAACGGCTAAAATGAGGCTTCCAAGCATTAACGCCAGCCACAGCGACAGCAGGATGCCCAGCAAGAGTAGCGCTAATCGCATCAATCTCTCCTTCTACAATTAATACTTCATGCACAGCATGAAGAATGGCACTGACATTATATAGGTGGTGTTTCTGACCAGTAGGAATCATATACTTAGGTTCACCGTCATCTATCCGACGGAACTTAAATCCAACCACACCAGCCTCAGTTATATATGGGATGGATAAGTGGTGCTTGAGTCTGTCTTCATGCCCAGGTGCTGGGTCAACTACATAGCCAAGCTTAAACTTTTCAGCACCGTCGAGAATGCCACGCTTCTCAAGGTATGCCTCGGCTGGCGAACCAATAAGGTTCGCATGATATGTGTTGGCTGCCTTAGTCCAAAGGTCTATGAGTTTCTGATTAGGTTTCATTTCTTTTCCTGCCTATGTACTACAAATGGAGGAGCAGTATACACATCATTCTTCGCTGCAATCTGCAGCGCCTTCTTCCAGTTAGCACCAGATGCGATAGCACCTATGGCATAGGATGACCCTGAACCTAAGCCATAGATGCCATCATCGCGAAGGAAGACTGAGTACGTATCATCTACTTCATAGATGGTTCCGTTCACAGCCATTAAAAAAAGAAATTCATATTCATCTGTCTTCTCATCGTGAACAAATCCATTCTCTCTTAGGCATTCACGCATACTAGGAATGACAGTTGTAATCATAAAATGATAGATGTCTTTTGTATTAGCTGGTATGGCTGGTGGTTTCCATATGTGTTGGACTATGTCACATGGTTGAGTTGTGCCAGCACCAGCGATTAGAAACTTACCGCGCTTGGTAATCTTAGTTACGATTGGATGTGAGTAAGGGCGACCCTTCTCAGTTGTGGTTCTACTATCTGCTGCAATCAAGCAGCCATCTGGTTCTTGGATGCCAATGATTGTTGTCATCTAACTGACCGCAATCTAGGTGGAGTCCAACGACTACTGGACTTACGTCCACGTGTCGGAGCTGGGCTCTTCGACTCCTTGCCTATGTTCTTCTCTGCCCATTTACGAGCGTCTGAGTATGTTAAGTTTTCACGAGCCATGATTATGTGGATACCAGAACCACGACCGTTGCATGCATAACATACCCAGACACCCTTGTCTGAATTCACTGAAGCAGACTTGCGTGAGTCATCGTGTACAGGACAAAAGATGGACTTCTCCCCACCAAGCGGTAGGTCTAGTCCATAATGACTGAAGACTGCTTCTAGGAATTCAGGTTGATTCATTTGTTAATACCAATTCCTTTCCTGGTGGAACCTGTACGCATCGCACCAAGTTTCATATCGATGTAGCACATACTTGTGTGCTTCTTCTGTTTGTTTGAGTAATGACCAATCTGGTTTTGCCCAGAGTAATTGCCATACTCCACGTGCTCCACTCGATTTGTTGTGGGAGTCCACGTTGTATCGGCTCTCCTTGTACGCTATTCGTAGCGCACACCAAGCCTCGCGTTTGTTGTTTGTGACCTGCGCTATCGCGAACTCCACTCGTTCCTGCTTGTCCGTTATTACGGATAAACGTTTCTCGACTGTAAGTTCTGGCGACAGTGCTTGTGCTGGCGATGCCAATGGCAGAGCCAAACCAAGCAAGGTCACTAGCACTAACCGCATAGTTACCTCTTTTCATTTTGTGAAACTCTGTCACAGCTTCACTGATGTCCATTGTAACCTGCCTGTTTTAGCAGATTCACCCAGAGTTCAGCAGGCATTACTGCATACGACTCTGAGATATTAGATGTGCCACGCTTTTTAATTAGCACAACTCCCGTTTCTGCATCCGCATGAATCATCTCGTCCTCTAACTCTTTGAGATATCCAGGGATGTTAATTCTTTTTTCATTCTTACATTCTATAACAACGCCATTGATACCATCAATGTCACCGACATCGTCATGTCTACCTGCCCCATACGCCCGCTCAGCACAGGGATAACCCATACTGATAAGCCACTTAACTACATCACGTTCGTACTGTGAGCCCTTGCGTTTGGAAGGTGTGGTCATTAGTACTCAATCGAAATCCAGAATGGTCCAAGGTCTATGTTTGCAGACCATCTATCAATACTAAATCCAATTGCAAATCTAGTAAAGCTATATCCAAAATGTAACCACAGTTTACTAACTCTAATCTCTACTGAATTAAATGCTTTCATGTGTAATCCTTTACTAGTATCTCTTGAAGAATTATATTTCTCTTACGTCTAAGCTTCTTGCGTTCTGCTGGAGTAGTTCCACCCCACATGCCAAACGCTTCGTGCTTTACTGCCCATTCCAGACATTCATTCTTGACCACGCAACTATCACATATCTTGCGCGAGTATCTATATATATCAACACCACTTCCTTTATCCTCTGGGAAAAAGAACTCTATGCCAATCTCTCTACATAGCCCCCTGGTTAGGTCTGGAAATTTCATTCTGGTTAACCTTCCTCAACAACTTTGTTGTTGACAATAAGTTTTCAATTGTTATTAAGTAACCCTTGCTTTTATTCGGGGGAATATCACAAGTTATTTCATGACCGAAATTTCTTACCGCATATCTTAGGCTTTCTGTTGGAAGCATGATAACCATATCTTCTAACACAAACGCCCAGTAATCAGCTTGAGTTACTGATAAACCAGACGGTTCCCAAGATTCAGATTTAAGATACCAGCATTCAATCTCGATGTAAACATTTCCAGTTTGATGCCACTTACGGTCACGCTTTACTTCAACAGTTCTACCATTGGTTAATAGTTGTTCGACAAGTTTCTCCCCCTCGTGTCCGTAGGAAAAATCTAAATCAAAGCTAGACTTTGTTACTTCCATTGGCTTAAAGTCCTGGCTCTGAACAATTCAGTTGATGAGTTATACAAAGTCATCTTGCTAGCCTCGGCTGCAAGTGTTATGTACTCCTCTGCAGTTGGGTCAGCCTTGCCATGACGATTCTTTACAACCGCTACACGATAGGCATTGGCAGCGCTATCCAGCGCCACAGATAAAACTAATTCTGGTAGGGCTGCAACCTTGCCCATCAGAGCTTTACGTGGCGCTGGGTAGTTAGGCTTAGACATCTTCTCGTTCTCCGATACGTGATGAAGAACGATAAAGGCAGTTTCATATTCACGTGCCATGTAATGGAATGCAGACATTGCATCACGCAATGCTGTCCATTCGTTGTCGCTTGATGAAGCGACGTTCATTAGGTTATCGACATACACTGCTACAGGTGCAGAACCGTGCAGTTCAATCCACGCTTCAACCTCTTCCTCAATGTCTTGTAATGAGGGCGCTGGGTCAAAGGCAAACCGAACATGTCCTGCACCTTCAGCCAATGCATCTTCAAGAAGAACACTGGCTTCAGTATCCATGATTCTCTCAACGTCAGACACTTCTCTGTCCATGATGATTGCACCTGCACGAGTTGCGA